AAAAAATAAGTAATAATATATTATTAATCGTTGATAAATAATAAATCGTTGATAATAATTTATACATACCAATCTGGTTTTTCTCTACGTTTTTTCCAAGTAGCAATTCTTTGCTTTTCTTCCGACATGTAATAATTTCTATAAGATTCAACTGGGTCATCTGTTTTATATTGGTCAGGCATTGCTAATGCAAAAGGAGTTAATCCTATTGTTTCAAAAGAATCGTCATTAGGCATATTTTCTCTTAATATTTGGGCAACTAAATATGATTTGTGATATTTCGTTTCTGGATGACCATAACGAAATCTCCATTCATTATGTAATTCTTCAATTAAATCAAGTGTCCACATAAAATTTTCTTTGGATTTGCGACACCATATTGTTACTGGATGATTTTTATGTGCCAATTTATATATTCTATCATTAATTTCATCATCTGGGTCCAACACCCTTTTTGCAGAACACAACATTTGAACTGCTTCCAATAATATTTTACTTACATGTTTATCCATCATATATTGAGCAATCTCTCTTTGAATCAACGAAAGAATAAACAAATTCATTTTTCCATCTCTGTGACACAATTATCATCACAATAAATCATTTCAATTTTAAAATAAAATTGAAATGAAAAATACAAGTTAGTCTCTTTCAAAAGAAATTAACAATGGCATTTACAAAAAATTGTGGAATTTGCAAACAAACTGTTGGTAAGTTGGGGAATGGAAATTGGGTATTTTATGTGGAAATGGGAATTAATAATATTATTATTAATGGTAAAATATGTAGTTCAGTTGTATATGGATGTCAAAATTGTGTAAATCAAAATCATTGGATGTGTATTTCATGTAATACTGTATATAATAAAAAAGAAGAATTTTGTGATACAAAAGGATATCGTTGTTGTAGAAAATGTATAGAGAAAGAAATAATAAGAACAAATAACTTTCCTAATTGTAATTGTCTAGTTTGTCAAGAAACTGTAAATAATTCATATCACAATAATAGAATTTAAATTATATTATTATTTATCATTATAAAATTGAAACGAATATATTCATAATTATATTTTTTATTGAATTGAATTGAATTAAAAATGGAAAATATATGTTCTCGTTGCAATGGTCAAGTTGGAAAATGTGACGATGGAAAATGGAATAATTATATGAGAATTATTTATTATAATAGTGTGATGCGTGGTTATGAAATGGTACATATATGTCATAACTGCGAATCATTTCCTGTATATTGGAAATGTACACATTGTAGAAAAGTAATAACTGATGTGAATATAGAATTTTGTGTTCAACCTGAAAATCAAGATTATTTTCTTAGAACATGTGTATCTTGTTTGAATATACTAAGAGAAGAAAAAGAAACAGATTTGGATTGTAATTGTATGAATTGTAGAGAAATCAATGATACTCATACATTTATTCCAAAATAAATTCCAATAATAATTCTAATAATAAATTCTAATAATATCCTATTTTTTTATGATATTTAAAATTGAATTATTAATTAAATAAAAATATATAATTATTAAAAAGAAATGGATTATTCAACACTTTCAAAAGAATTAACAAAACAAATATCAAAAAAAGAAAAAAAAGAAAATGGAATATATTTTACTCCTCCAGATTGTATCCATAAAAATTTATCAATACTTCATCCATATCTATCCAATTCAACAAAATTATTAGAACCTTCGTGTGGTTCTTGTGAATATATATCAGTTATACATGAAAATTATCCATCTTTATCTATAACTGGAATTGAATACAATAAAAATATACATGAAGCTATTAAACATCTCAATAATGAAAAAATAAATATTCTTCATTTTGATTATTTACAATATGATAGTAGAGAAAAATATGATATTATTATTGGAAATCCACCTTTTTATGTAATGACAAAAAAAGATGTAAATAAAAAATATTATCCTTATTTTGATGGAAGACCCAATATATTTATTTTATTCATTATTAAATCATTAGAATTATTATCAGAAAATGGTATTTTAAGTTTTGTTTTACCCAAAAACTTTTTAAATTGTCTCTATTACAATAAAACACGAAAATATATTCACACACATTTTCAAATACTTTATATAATAGATTGTTCTAATGATAAATATTTGGATACAGAACAAGAAACTATTATTTTAATTATTCAAAAAACATCTACAACTAAAAATAATTCCCCTTTTGTAATTGAATTAAACGATTTTGTTATATTTTCTCTACAAGAAACAAAAGAACAAATCATTCATTTATATTCTGGTTCCAAATCACTTTGGGATATGGGATTTAAAGTTTCTGTTGGAACTGTTGTCTGGAATCAATGTAAAGATATATTAACCAACGACGAAACAAAAACACGACTTGTATACAGTTCTGACATTATTGATAATAAATTATCCATGAAAAAATATACAAATGTAGAGAAAAAAAATTATATCCATAAAGAAGGGATTATAAAACCCATTATTGTTATCAATCGTGGATATGGTGTAGGTGAATATAAATTTAATTATTGTATTATTGATGAAAAAACACCATTTCTTATTGAAAATCATTTAATTGTAATTGAACCAATAAATGAATTACCTTATGAACAGTTAATGTATGAATATAATAAAATTATTTGTTCTCTAAGTAATGAAAAAACAAGTGAATTTATTCATATTTATTTTGGAAATAATGCCATAAATACTACTGAATTAAATTATATCGTTCCTATTTATTTATAATGTTTCACACCAATCTTCCAAGTAGGATTTAATATTCCATTAGTATTTGCCCAACGGAGCAATAGTTTTTCTTTTATTTCTATCCCTTATAATATTCCTTAATATTTTAAGTATTTTCGCTAAATATAATTTATTTCAAATAAAATTGAAATAATATATATATAAATTTATATATTTATAAATAATATTATGAGTAAAAAGAAATTATTAGGTGTTTCAAAACCTACATCTCAATATATAATTATAACAAATCCTGATGGTGGTCATACAGGTCAAACAGCAGGTTATATAACTTTACGAGAAGCAAAAAAGGTTTTAAAAGATGAAAGCGTTTGTGTGTATATTTTTAAAATTCCAAAAGTAAGTTATTGTAGTGGTCCTTTGTTAAAGTATCCTTTAGGTGAATTTTATAGTTGCACAGAAATTAACAAGGTTACAGAAGAAGTATGGTGTTCTCTTAATGTTGAAAATTTAAAAAATAAAGAAAAAGATTTTTTAACATATATTGAATTAAAATCGTCATATAATGAAGTGTATAAAGAGTGGGAGATAGAGATAGTATATCATGAAATTTAAAAATTATTAAAAAGATAATAAAAACATAAATTATTTAATATATAAATGTCAGATTATAGTTATAAAAGTGATTTAAGGTCATTGTACTTTACATACGTTCATATATTTGATGTCAATTATATTGTTAATCATAATTTGCGTGGTAGTTGGAATGTAAAACCAAACTTATTTATAAAATATAATGAAAAACCATTAAATTATACTATTTGTGTTTATGATGAATATAAACATGAATATTGGATTTATGATAAAAAAACAAGTGAAACACAAATAAACTTGATTGAGTTAAATGATTGTATAAAAAAATATGAAATAGAAAATTATAAAATTTTTAATAAATGTTTTTATCAAAACAAGTTAGAATTTTTAACACGATTAAATCGTTACGACGTTAAATTATTTAAAGATATATATGAAAATTATAGTATAAATTTAGATATAAATGATGAACTATCAAATAAATTTATAAATATTCTTGATGAAATGATACAAAAAAATATTGATAAAAATATAGGGACTTTTATAAATACAAATTATAGTAATTGGATAGATAAATTATTGCAAAGTTATATGTTACATAATTTAAATGAATATAAATTTATCAACATAATTGATTCTCTTTTATTAAAACCTTAACTAATCCTAATTGATATATTTTCATTGTAACCTTGAAAATTAAATCTTACACTATATTGTTTTAACTCTTCTTTTAAATAAGTAAATAATTCAAGTAATATTTTTTTTATTTCTCCATCAGAAATATCAGCATTTGGTCTAACAATTTCTCCATAAACTCTTATTGATGGTTCTTCAACAAGTTTTTCTTCATAACAATACATTAAAGTTTCTACATTTGATAACAAAACACATAAATTTGTTTTTTTATCTACCATCCTTTGTCTTATCCATCTTTTAACTAATTCTTTTAGATCTTCATAAGTCCATAATTTAGTTATTAGATTACATTCTTCATCTTCAATTGTATATTCAAGACCAATTATACCACTAAATTGTCTTAGTTTTGTAGTTGTTAATGTTAATTCATTAATTGTCTCTGTTATCGTTTCGTTAATTTTATTTTTAATTGTTTCGTTAATAAAACTAGTCAAACAATTCTCAGTTAATTTAACGCTTTCTTTGAATTTATTTTGTAAGTCATTAAAATCTTTTTCTAATTTTGTAATTTTTCCTAATGGAAATGAATTGTATGGTTCTGGTTCTGACATTTTATTGTAGATTATTATATCTTTATATATATTATTTTAATTCAATTTTTTATAATAAATATGTCATTTAATAAATAAGTCATCAATATATAAATTAAAATCTTTTTTATTAAATAATAACATTAATTTAATTTCAAATTTATAAATATTACTGATTTGAAAAGATATATTATAACTATCAATATCTGTTTCAAAATATAACTCAATATTATCATTTGTATATGAATTGAATTTTCTGTATAAAATAATCTCATCATTTGATGAATAAATCGTTATATCTTCGCCATTTTGTGTCCATGTAGTTCTAAATAATTTATTATTTGATTTTATTATTACTTTTTGAAAATAATTCATTTTATATTATTATACAATTATTTTTTATATTTATATATATATGATAATAAGCAATTTTATCAATGAAATAGGAAACAAGATTAAAATTAAAATACAAAGAAATACTGATTTTGCAATTAATTATAAAACAAAAGAAAAAATTACATTTAATGATGGAGTAAAAATAACTATGATTGGACCAACAAGTGAAATGACGAGTGAAATTACATTAGAAGAAGCAATTCAACTACATAAATGTTTAGGCGAATATTTAAAAAAATTGAAATAAAAATATATTTTTATCAAATATTTAACTTTAAAAATGACTTTTGGAATTATCATTCATTATGGGTTATATTCATATTATGGGTATGATGATATTAATTCGGCAAAGAGAAGAAGAGTTCAAAATGGTTCAGAATGGTATTATGGGCGTTTAATTGATAATAATAATTTTAGACCAATTTCAGGGCAAAGTTTTACTAAAAAATATCATAAAGAAAATTTTAGTGGTATAGATTATTTTGATAATATGAATAAGATTGTTGATGATGAAAATAAAATAAAGCAATGGGTTATGCTTGCTAAACAAAATAAAGCAAGTTATATTATTTTAACATCTAAACATCATGATGGTGTTTGTTTATGGAATACACAAACGAACTCCCATAAATCAGTAATAGATATTTGTAAAGTATTTAGTGATGAATGTAAAAAAGAAAATATTGATTTTGGATTTTATTATTCTTGGTTTGAATTTGGTAAATCATTTACTGTAAAATATTTTGAAGAATATTGTATGCCACAATTAAGAGAATTAGTATCATATAACCCAAAATATATGTGGTTTGATGGAGATTGGAAAATAACACAAAAATCAATACAACAAAAAATAAAAAATATGGGTTTAATTATGAAGTCAAAAGGAATTATAATAAATGATAGATTAGGTATAAAAGATGAAGATTACTCTTGTTGTGATTATCGTGTATTTTCAGATAGATATATTCCAAAAGAAAAATTAGATATAAAATGGCAACACGTAAATACAATTGGGTATTCGTGGGGATATAATAAAGAACAAACAAAAAAAGATTATAAAAGCGGAGAACAAATTTATCAATTATACAATACAATAACTAGATTGGGAGGAGAGCTATTAATAAATATTGGTCCAGATAGTGATGGAAATATAATTCAAAATGAAGTAGAGGCAATTGAATACTTATCTATAAAAATCAAATAAAAATATTTGTTTAAAAAAATTGAAAAATATATAAAAATTATATTAGTAAATTAATTTAAAATGGAAGAAGTTAAACTAAAAATTATATTGTTAAGAGAAAAATATTCTAAGGAAACTAATTATACATCTTTACGTGATTTAAGAAACCAAATTTATTGTTTAGAATGTGAATTAGTAAAGTTATGTATTGATCATCAAAAATTCTTAATAAATATAGATGGATTTTTAGATTATATTAATGAAAATAATAATGGTAATTGTAAAATATGTGGTCTTTCAACCAAATTTAAATAAAATTTAAATAAAATTGAAATCAAATAATCATATTATTATTATTATAATAATTAAATTACTTAAAATGGAAGAAGTTAAAACGAATATGGAAAAATATATAATTTAACTTATAAAATATTACATAATATGGTTTTATATGAAAATCCTCATTTAATAAAACAATATGGTTCAATAAAAAATACATTGAATACATTTTATATATATAATGACTTTATATATAGACTTGAAAATGAGACACAAATTTTAATATTAGAAAACAATAAATATAAGATAAATATTCAAAAAATAATGGACGTTGGACTTGTTTTTATAGACCACCTATTATTTATTCAATAACAAATTATCAATAAATGAGATAATTAAATTTTTTTAAATTTTTAGTCATTCAGAAAAAATAATTATAGATGAATTATATAATGCAATCTATAATATATTGAGTAATAAAAAATTAGATGGTTATGAGTATTATATTGATTAAAATTATAAAAAAATTGAAATAAAAATAATACTATTTTTTATTTCAATATACTAACAATCCACGATGTCAAACACCGATTCAGCAAAATTTATTCAACTCTATAAATATATAGTTCAAAACAACATTTATATTCCAAACCTAAATGATGAATCAGAAGGTTGGAATTATTTATACATAATGGAAGAATTACAAAATAATGATAAAGAATTTTTAAATGCCTATTTAACATTTAGTGATATTTATTTTATAAAAGAAAATAATATATTAAAAATTGATTATGAATGGATAGTTTATTATATTTGGGTTATTCTATGTATAGATGATAAATTAGATTTGGTTTGTTCAACCATAAATATTTTATTAAATAGCAATTATTTAGACGAAGAAAAAAAAGAAAAAATTAAAATGATAATGATTAATTGTGGTAAAACTCCTGACGTATTAAATGGTTGGATGGAAGGACATGTTATGGAGTTAATGGAACTTATGATTGACCTTGATATGGAAGAAGAATTTAAAAAAATTACGACTGATTTACAAAATTCTCCATTAGAATCGTATAGAGGTATAATAAACTATTTATTCGGTTATATTGGTGCAAATGTTAAAGACACCAAATTAGAGAAATATATTGATATTTTAAATGAAGCAAAACTAATAGAGTAAATGTGTAGTCTTTCAAGTAAGTAAATTAAAAAATAAATCTTTGTTTAATTAAATTAAAATACTCATAATATTTTTTTATATTTTTATATTTTTATTTTTAATTAAAACAAATTGAAATAAAAATAATACTATTTTTTATTTCAATATACTAACAATATGTCGCAAACAATTTACAAAGAGCATTTATCCGAACCTTGGTTTAGTTTGATTTCACTTGGACTAAAAACTTGTGAAGGAAGATTACATAAACATCGTTTCCAAACTTATAAAGAAGGAGATATTATTATGTGGTTTAATGATGATTTTGGCAAAACCAGATTTGTTATGACAGAAATAACTTATGTTAAAGTTTATCCAACTTTTGAATATTTTCTAAAAAATGACTTTTATAGTGGATTAAAGGATAGTTTACCTGGAATGCCGAGTTTAAGTCATGGTCTTCAAGTTTATCAAAAATATTTTACAAAAGGAGATGAGAAAAAATATGGTGTTGTTTCATTTGATTTGAAAGTTTTAAAATATAAATTAATTGTTGAACGAAAAAATTATTTAAAAAAAAAAGTATTAGGATATTTTAGTTCTGCTGAAGAGTGTTTTGATAGTTGCTATGAAAAATTTAAAGATTTGATTGAAGAAAATGAATGGACTATTTATTACAATGAATTAAAAGAAATGATAAAACAAAAAGGTATCAATTATTTAGACAGGGGTAGAAATTTATTATGGGATAGAAAATTCAATTTATTAAGGTCAAAAGAAGATGATCCAGATTTTAATTGTATAATGATTGATTTGACTGACGCTGAAACAAGTGATTATTATCATCATTTACTAGAACATCAATTTGAAGTAGATGAAGATGATTTAGCAAAGGATACAGATGAAATGATAGATGAATATGAGTTAAGAAGAGAAGAGATTGAAAAATGTGAAAGAATGGAACGCAAAAGATTAAATGATATTGCTTGGGAAATATTACAACATTTACCTGAAGAATTAGAGAAGGATGAGATTAAAGATGATAAAACTTCAGATGAAATACAAATGATGTTAAATTTTGATAAAAATAAAAATCCAGCGTTGTTTACAAGTTTTGGTAGATTATAAATATAAAAATAAAAATAAATTTATATATTTAATAATAATGGAAAATTATATTATTAATACAATATTAACACTTTTTTTTATTGGATTTATATTATGTAGATATTTTTACGCAAAATGGTTTATTGATAATAACTTATATCCACATGCTAATTTAATAAGAGACAATCGTTTAAAATAAAATTATTTTTTACAAGCACAATAGTATAAAATATAATGATAGAAAAATATTCGTTTTTATTTACTGACCAAATTCGTATGTTAAGTATATTACCACCATATAAATTAACTATAAAAGTAGAAAATTATGATGACGATAAATTTATTGAAAAAATAATCCAAGAAAATTTATCTATTTTATTACCTACTGATCTAATAGATTTTATATATAAAAATAATGATTTTAAAGAATTTGTGTATGAATACCCTGATGATTTCAATTTACATTTTACAATAAAATTAGAGTTTATAAGTAATGTTGTTATAGATGATGAAAAAAATGAATTAGGTTGTATAAATGAGTTTCAAGTAATAAATGTAAAAAAACTAAAAACATTACTTTATTATAGAGGATTTTCATAATTATTAAAAATGTGTAAAACAATATTTTTGTGTTCTAAT